AATATTATTGTGGATGGCCGATTTTACCCCTATAAGACCCTTTATGAGTTATAGTATATATGAGACACCAAGACACCATAAACAATAGGTTTTAGAAGCGGACTCCGCTGGTGTCTCCACTTATTCTTCAAATATGCCTAGAAGTCCTAAATCATTTCGGGTCGCAGCAAAAAACATTTTCTTAACATATCCTCAGTGCGACATCCCAAAGGATGAAGCTCTTAAGATGCTTCAAGAACTGGCATGGACAGTTGTCAAACCGAAATATATCAGAGTCGCAAGAGAGGAACACTCCGACGGCTCTCCACACCTACACTGTCTCATACAGTTATCCGGAAAGTCGAACATCAAGAATGCAAGATTTTTCGACCTTACTCACCCCAGAAGGTCTGCCTGTTTTCACCCAAACATTCAGGCAGCCAAAGACTCCAACGCCGTCAAGAATTACATCACCAAAGAAGGTGATTATTGTGAATCCGGCGAATATAAGGTGTCTGGGGGTACAAAGTCCAATAAAGACGACGTGTTCCATAATGCCATCAATGCCGGAACTGCAGAAGAGGCTCTCGCAATTATAAAAGCGGGTGATCCAAAAACATTTGTTGTAAATTATCATAATGTTAAAGCCAACATCGAGCGCCTCTTCCAAAAGGATGAGGATCCATGGGTTCCTCCATTTCAGTTGTCGTCGTTCAACAACGTTCCACAAGAGATGAAAGACTGGGTCGATGAGAATGTAACCGCTGCGCGGGCCGCTTGTATGACCCCTGCGGGGCCGGTAAGACCTAGAAGTATAATCATAGAGGGTGATAGTCGTACGGGCAAGACAATGTGGGCTCGTGCTATAGGTCCGCATAATTATTTAAGTGGTCATCTCGACTTCAATGCTAGGGTTTACTCTAATAATGTGATGTATAACGTCATCGATGACGTTGGACCGCAATATCTAAAGTTAAAGCATTGGAAAGAATTGATTGGGGCCCAAAGAGACTGGCAATCCAACTGTAAGTACGGAAAGCCGGTTAAAATTAAAGGCGGCATCCCATCAATCGTGCTGTGCAATCCAGGGGATGGGGCCAGTTATAAAGCATTTCTTGACAAAGAGGAAAATGCATCTCTAAGAGCGTGGACGTTAAAAAATGCTAACTTCGTCTTCCTCAACGCCCCCCTCTATCAAGACGAAGCACAGAATAGCCAAGAAGAAGGGCGTTCGTAGAAGGCGCATTGACCTAAACTGCGGCTGTTCAATTTTCGTACATATTGCCTGCGCAGAAAATGGATTCACGCACGGGGGAGAGCATCACTGTCTATCAGGCAGAGAATTCCGTTTTTATCTGGACGGTTCCAAATCCCCTGTTTTTCAAAATATACCACGTCGAACAACCGATATACACAAGAACCAGAATTTACCACATACAAATCAGGTTCAACCACAACTTGAGGAAGGCACTGGATCTACACCAAGCTTTTCTCAACTTCCAAATCTGGACGACTTCACTGACAGCTTCTGGGACGACTTATTTAAATAGGTTTAAACATGTTGTAATGCATTACTTGAACATGTTAGGGGTTATCGGTCTGAATAATGTTGTAAGGGCTGTTCGTTTCGCCACAAACAGAAAATATGTAACAGATGTACTTGAGAATCATGTAATAAAATTCAAGTTTTATTAATTTGTTATCGAATCGTAAAAATAGATCCGAATTTTCAATGTCGCATACACAGGGTTAGAAGCATGAGTACATGCCATATACAATAACAAAGCATTCTCGGTATGATTCTCGTATTTAGCGGCTTCCTGATGATTGTAGACGACGTAGTTGTTAACCTTCCAAAAACGCCGGACGAGAGCTTGCTCGTTGCTCGCATATTGTCCCCCGGTCACCTTAGAATAAAACCGATGCATGACTTGAAAACGATCACGCAGATCGTTCTTGATCGTTGCAGTACTAGGCTCGTTATCGTACATGTTGAACACTTGCCCAAATTCCATGGGGGTGCCATACGGTCGCCGATCTCTGACTAACCAAAACATAACGCTATTGGTGTGGTTCTTCAACTTGATGTTATCGTCCATCCAAACCTTACCTATAATATATACAGACTTAACACAAAAACGTTTACCAACACGATGAGTAATACCGTTACCACGAGTAACGTCAGAAATGCACATAACCTTCCCAACATGAGAAATATCATGACGCTGTTCGTAAGACTGAACCTTACAAGGGCCTTCACATCCTTTGGGAACGTCGGCACCTCTCAACGTCCGGTAGATCCTGGGCTTTCTGTACATAGGCCGGTTTACCCAGGCATGGGCCTTGTCAAATTTGGGGCCCAAACCTGCACGCGGAGAATAATTCGCAGATCGAGATACCTTTGCGGTCCCCGCCATCATCCGCCATGGAGCATCGCGCTTCACCATTTTGAATTAAAGCTGACATGACATGACAACTCGCCTTCCTTTATAGCCACTTGGTTAACAAGTCATTGGTAAATAGACGCGCCAGAAACAATCTGATTGGTCTGATGTCGTTATCAACATTTGGTGGTCCCTAATGTAATGACCAGGAAAGGAGCGCCCCATGCGTAAAGGCAGGACTCCAAAAAACGGTCGGCCATCCAGT